TGCAAACTTCAAACCAGAAAGCTCTGTGTGTGCAAACGGCGTTGTAAACTCAACTGGACTCCCACCGCCATCAACAACGACTCCGCCATCTTTATAAACACGGAAAACTTCATCACCAAATTCTAATATGTACGCCTGTTCGACATTAAACTCAAATGGAATCAGTCGGACATTCTTGGTGCTGTCTTTGACCTCGCTGATAAACTCAGTGCCAGGTCTACGTGTTGCACCGCCATGCGGATGCACAAGGAAATTCTGTAACGTCTTACAGCCGTTGAAGTACTTTGAAAGATCAGTTCTTCCATCTAATCTAGGAGAAAGCTCACCCGCAGTGAAGTTGGTGAACGCAGGACTTGCCTTCGCCATACATCAGAACCTCGCCCGAATAAACGTATCAGCCTCGATACCGCCTGAATCAGTGACGCTTGTAATGCTTGCTGGTGTGCCTTCGGTTGCATCAACGAACCGAGCCTCTTTCAGCTTTTCTTGATACACAGCCCTCATCTCTTGAGCAAGGCTTGTGCTACCCGCAAGTGGATATGCTAGGTCAGCCGCCAATGCCGCAGCAATCGACTCAATCAACAGCATGTCGTATTGGTTCACATCCTCTACGCGACCCACGTACACTAGATTGAGTGTGTCTTCATTGCAGAGAATCTTGCGTCCCTCAACACGATGAATGATGTCATGGAAGTCGAGATGCAGTACCCGTAAGCAATACGGATCAGTCGGTAATGTAAACGCATTATCGAACTCAAATGTTGGAGCCTGCGCGTCTGGACTGAGCGTCCTGCGCGTAATCAATGCGTTCCATGGATGCGCTCGAAATACCGAGTCGCGGATAAACTCGTATCGCTGATTGCAAATACGCGCCGCCTTGCTGTCCTCCGTCAAGGAGATGATATTGGATGCCCCAATCTGGTTTAGCGCACTGTTACAAATATCAACGACCGATGCCATTAGTGTAAGCTCAATTCAAGGCCACTTGCTTCCATTTCGTAATCACCGACAACAAGCGCACCGTCCATCAAAAACAAGTGAGCAAATTCACTTGCCGCCTCTTGGTCTTCAAAACCGTCTACTGATATTAAAACAGAAAACGTGTTGTCTTCACACTCTGCAAGATGTAAAGAGAATCCTGATACTTCAGATAAATCCATGAGGCACTCCAGTTTCAAGGGAAGGGAAGAAGGGGGCCGAAGCCCCCCTCCAGGTGTTGTATTAGTCTACAACGTAGGTAACAACCATTACGATGTCACCAGCTTGTGCGCCAGAAACAGTTGTGTTCTGGGTCAAAGCAATACGCAGTGGAACCTTAGGATCGGACGTTAATCCCGCGTCTTCCCACACACGACGGAGTGGGTCGTTGCGGCGAGCCGCAGTACCAAATGCGTGCTCAGTTCCAGCAGTCACGGCAGCTTGGAAAGCTGCGCTTGCAGAAACGTAAGCGTCTTCGTCGATCAGCGCGTCAGCAGCATAAGCTGTTGCTGACCCGTCAGTATCAACAAATGCTTCGTCACCATTGTAGATTCCAACATTGACTGATGAGTCTGTACCAGAATCCAAATCGTCGTTGTAAGTCTTGATGCTTACAATACGCGCATTTGATGGAACCTGAGCCAAGTATACGATGTCGCCATCAGCATCAAAGTCAGCAGCAGCAACCGCTGCTACGTCCATTGATACGCGCTGTGCCCCGCCGAGGTCACCCGCAGTGACGAACAAGAACGGATCATCAGTTCCGATTGAGGTTGCGTTTACGCCTTTAGTAGTAGCCATTGTCTATCTCCTTATGATCCAAAGCTCAAAGTTTCGTCTTCGTCACAGTCGATCTGGACAACCTTCTCTTCTTCCATGCGAGTCGCACCGAATGTTGCACAGTAGTAAACCTGTGTTGCGTAAGACTTGTCTGCACGCTCTTCGATACGCGCCATAACATCCTTGCCAACAGCTAGCTTGATACCGTCTTCGGCCCATGCAAAGCAAGAGCGAACATTGGTAGAAGAATTAAGTGCCAAACGGTTAGACACGATGAACTTGAAGCCCATGAATGTGTCGATGTCACCCTGTACCAAAGCTCTAACAGTGTTGAAGTCTGAAGAAGTCACAGCAGTTGTGTTCAACAGTGCTTCGATCTGACGAGGCGATACACAGATGTAGCGAGGAATTGAAGGATCAACACTTTGCTTATCCAACAATGACTTCGCTTGAATCAGCTTCTCGATTGTCATGTCTACTGATCCACCAGCGATCTGGTTTGCAGACAAGAAAGAAGTTGAAGTTGTGCCAGACTTACCAGTCTTAGCAGTGCCAAGTGCCGCTTCGATAATTGCATCATCCATTGCGCGTCCCATTGCAGCCGCCGCAGTGCGAGCGTATGCAGATGTTGGGTCGATCAACATGCGCACTTTGTCCGCGTCATCAATCAGGTCAGCCCACTCGTAAGTGTCCATTGTGACCATGCGACGCGAATGTGGAGTTTCTACAAGCGGAGTGTCGCCGTGACGAGTCGTACGCTTGAGAGCGGCTGATTGACCAACCTGGTCAAAGAACGCCTTTTCACCTGTAACAGCTTCTTCTGATACAGAACCACGAAGCAATGAACCCATCTGCTGTGAAAGCAACTGGACATTGCTGCTAAACTGCTGAACAAACGCAGTCGTAATCTGAGTTGACATAATATGTCTCCTTAACAGCTAAAATTTACAGTTGTTTCGTTACCCCGAACCTTCGGGACGATATTCAAAATTGCGTTTTATGGTACGCAACCAGCAGGGGCTTACGCTTATCCTGTCTTGCATGTCCTAATCTGTCACGGGCCAAGGCTTGTCGCGCATAGGACGGATAGCGTTATTCTAAGCCGTAACCCAGAATAACGCCAATCCTTATTTTACGATGTGTAGGAGCGATACTTCATCGCTTCTTCAACGTACCACTGATGCTCTGGATGACGCTGATCCCAGTAAGGCGTGTTCTGAGCGGTCAGCTCACGCACCTTCTGCATTGCGTCGTCTGGAGTCAATGCGCCGCTTGTGCGTACACCTTCAAGTGAGTCTTCGCCAACACGGTCTGTGATGTATGTTCCCACATTTGCTAACAAGCGAATGATCTCAGGGTTGTCACCCAACAGCGTACCATCGGCTAACTGAATCTCAGCCAGGTCAGGATTGCTGAACTCAGCCAACACACCATTGGCAATCGAGAGCTTGTCGTCAAACGCTTCGCCATACTCGCGCTTGAGTTCGGTTTCCACTTCGGCAACACGCGCTTCGGCTTGCTGCTGTGTCATTCCGACTGTTTGCGAGGTGAGTTGGTTGTAAGCGTTGAGCATGTGTTGCGCTTGCTGTGGTGTCATGCCTGCTTCGTGTGCAGTTTGCTTGAACCATTCAAGTACATTCTCGTCAGGCTCAATGCCTTCCTCAAGGCTGTTTACCTCAAGTTGGTATCCATCGGGGGATTCTGGACGACCAATCTTGGTGTAAAAATCTGCCCACTCTTCTTCGGTTGCAGACTTGCCAGGCAATACCACCTTGTCTGCGCCGATCATCTGTTGGGCATGGACGTATGATTTTGCCAGTGCGCCAATATCGTTAATATGCGATAAAGACTTGTGTTCACGGATTTCTTCGGGGATGGCAGATCGCCAATCGTCAGAGCTTACTTCAGACTGAGTTACCTCTGGTTGTACTGCATCTTGCATTACATCGGCAGAGACTTCAGTTGCCTGTTCTTCACTCATGTGTCGTTTCCTCTAGTAATTTATCCCAATCGAGCAACATGGATTGAATAAACAGCACTACCGTCCGTTGCCCTTCACGGTAGGCTGTATCCGTAGGCTCAGTGCTAAACACTGTCCCATGAATATGAAAACGCTTCTTGAGGTCTTCGAGAACCTTGATCCCGTCATCTGAATTGAAGACGAGTTGATATGCTTCGCGGATTGCGCGAATGTCTTGTTCTTGCATTGTTTACTCCACTGCGTCTGCGGCTCTGAGTGCAGGTGCGGCCTGTCCAGCCGCCTCCATGTACTGCATGGCCTGTTGGTTTTCCATCGCTTGTTGTTGTTGCGCTTGCCGTTGCTCGCGGATTGCGTTGACTTCGTCTTCGCCACGAATTGTAGTGGCTGGGACTGCAAGCATCCGCAACAGATACTTCGACATACCGTCGATGTCGATGTAGTCCATTGAAGACGGGTCAATCTGCGAAAGCGGCGTAAACAATTCAATCATTCGCAACGCGGATTGGATGTCGCCTTGCTTCTGAGCCTTCGCAAGTGGTGAAACGTATTCGATCTCAATGTCGCTCTCGCGCATAAAGTCTGGAGCAGGATTGAACGCCTTGGTGCGAACCATGATGTTATATACCCGTTGAATCATCGGCTGAAGCAATTCAGCCTGTAAGCGTCCCAACACAGGGCCAAGCAAGCGCATTTTTTCTTCTGTGCGCTGTACAACCTCGGTTGCAGTCATTTGCGGGCCTTGGCTCATAATCAACTGATCCACATAAAACGCAGCCTGAATCGCCTCGCGTCTTTGGTTCTCCATGTTCATGCCCAGTGGGTTGTTCGCGCCAATGTTCAGTGGCTCTAAACGATCCCGCGTCCCCGCACGATAGAAATTAAGACCACCAGGCACGGTTCTGATTGGGAGCATGAAACCGTCATCAGGTACGAGT